CTCTATGAAGAGTAGGCACCTCCCGGACCAATGAAGGTCCAGGGGGGATTAGATCCTCCCAGCATGACTCCCGCTTCGGGAGTCATATCTGCCAGCCGATCAGGCAGGCAGCCAGCTCAGCTTGATGCGAACGGCTGAGTCACGTCCGGCACGTATGAAGGCGTCTGTCGAGAGAGGTTCTGAACCTCTCTCTAGGAAGAACTTCATCAGTGCGCCATGGTCATTCAGCGGAGACGCTGGTTTGACACTGACGACTTTGTAGGCCTTAACCAAGGGCCTATGAAGTCGAGAGCACATACGGTCCACCTGAGGTGGCCCGTACGTGTGGCGCCCGAGACCAGAGCTCTCTTGTCCAACCGTGGGAAAAACCGGGAGAACCCGATTGATCTCACGATCAAGGAACTCGACGCACTTCAGGTAACCACGCGAGTGGAACTGATTGCGAAGAGATACCAAAGAGAGAATCTCTGGTACGTGCCTCCGTCCCTTGGGGAACATCTTCCTGACTCTGACAGGAGTTACGTCAGAGCCCTTAAAGAAGTCCCCACCACAAGATTCTCTGAACTCTCCAGTCCAGAAACTCTTGCGGACGTTAACTCGCAGACCGAAATCTGTGAGTCGACGAGAGACGGCAGGGGCGAAGTGTGTGGGGACGATGATATCGTCTCCATACACGCGCACGCGACCAGCAAGTCCTCTGATGAGGTCGCTGGTTACTGGAACATCAAGCTCCTCGCTGACTGCGAGGACGATGATCGTCAGAAACGTCATCGCCTCGAACGGAAAGCAAAGAGCTGAGCCCATCGACGCGAACTTGGCCAACGGTATGATACCGTGGCCAGGTACGTCAGCGCGCTCTGATCTGCATGCGAACACAGCTTCCCGAAGGTAGCCGTGGCCGCGTAGCAAATCAAGAACGTGCTGCATGGAGACACGATCGGATGCCTCGCTCAGATCGAGCGTTGCAAGGGATCCTGTAAGGGAGCCCTCTCTGGCCATAAGCTGGTTAGGCTTCTGGTCAGTAAAACCGATCAACGGACCGAGGAGATCACTACCCTCGATCCGAGCCACGAATTCACGCATGAGCGACTGTTGCATGTACTGCATACAAGTCGGCTCGATAGCGATGATTCGAGGTGTCTTCATCGTCTTGGGCACCGAAACGACCCTCACGGGTCGCTCGGCACC